CGATTGAATGAGGCCAAGACCCGCCTAGATACTCAGCAAGCCACTCTCAAACAGATCATTCGCAAGGCGCGTGAAGAGGGTGACTACGACACTGAAGTGGAAGCACAAGAACGGCTGACCAATTTGACGCTTGAACAGCGTCAAGTGGCCGGTTGGTTGCAGACACAACAGCAGCATGTTGAAAACTACCAGCGAAACCCTGCCCAGAATTATCAACCGCAAGCGCAGCAGGCTGCAAAGCCTGTTCCTAGCGAAAAAGCGGAGGGCTGGGCGGCTCGTAACTCTTGGTTTGGCCAGGATCGTGTGCTAACCTATGGTGCATGGGGAATCCATCAAACTCTTGTTGAACAAGAAGGGGTTGACCCGGAATCAGATGAGTACTACACTGAACTTGACCGTCGTCTTCGGGATGAATTCCCAAAACGCTTTGCCGGTGAAAGCCAGCAACAAAGCCAATCCAGACAACAGCGTTCCGCACCCGCTGTTGCCCCTGCAACCCGTAGTTCGGGAGTGAATAGTGTGCGCCGTACTGTCCGGCTATCGCCGAGTCAGGTTGCTATTGCAAAAAAATTGGGTGTTCCTATCGAGGAATACGCCAAGTACGTGAAGGAATGAACATGAGCAAAATCACCATCGACAGAGCAGAACGCGGTGAGGAATCCCGTGAAAAAGCAGTTCGTCGCAAGCCTTGGACACCCCCTTCTCGCTTGGACACACCTCCCGCCCCTGAAGGCTATAAGTACCATTGGATTCGCGCTGAAGTCAATGGTTTCCAGGATAAGCAGAACGTGTATTCACGTCTGCGTGAGGGCTACGAGCTGGTTCGCGTTGACGAACTGCCCGAAGCCTACCAAGGGATGATGCCATCTGTTGAAGATGGCAAACACGCAGGCGTAGTTGCCGTGGGTGGTCTTCTCTTGGGTAAGATTCCGTTGGAAACCGTGGGCGAGCGCAACCAACACTACCGTCAGCGGGCCAGAGAACAATTGGAAGCAGTCGACAACGAGATGATGCGAGAAAACGCACACTCTACAATGCGCATTCAGAACCCCGAGAGGAGTTCTAGGACCACTTTTGGTGGCCGACAGGTTGAGTAAGCCTAAGGCCATTTTTTAATCTATAGGAGCTTCACATGGCAAACATGAATAAGCCTTTTGGTTTGCGTCCGATGGGTAACCTTTCTGCTACTGGTGCACAGAAGCAGTATGGCTACCTAATCGCCGATAACCAATCTGGCGCAATCTTCCAGGGTGACCTGGTTGTCGTCTATGACGGCTACATCATCAAGTACGACGCGGCTACGCACACTGCCCCTACCGGCGTGTTCAACGGTTGCCAATACTTGGACCCTACTCGTGCTAACAAGCCGACATGGAAAAACTACTACCCTGGTAGCGTTGACATCACTCAAGGTCAAATTGACTGCGAAGTGGTGGATGACCCAAGCCAGTTGTTTTTGATCCAAGCTGCCGGTACTATTACCCAAGCTGACATCGGCAAGAACGCTGACCCAACCGCAAGCACTACTGGCGATACCACCACTGGTATTTCCAATGCTACATTGGGCACACCCGCAAAGACTGCTGCATTGACTATGAAGATTGTTGGCTTGAGCAATGCTCCTGACAACGCTTTGGGCCAATATGCGGTAATGGTTGTTAAACTTAATCAACACCAGTACGGTAGCGTCGGTGTTGCTGCTGATGGAGCTTAATCATGGCAATTACCCGTTCCCAACTTGTAAAAGAACTTGAGCCAGGCCTGAACGCATTGTTTGGTTTGGAATACAAACGTTATGTCAACGAACACGAAGAAATTTTTTCGATGGAAACGTCTGACCGTGCGTTTGAAGAGGAAGTGATGCTGACCGGCTTCGGTACTGCACCTGTGAAGACTGAAGGCGCTGGCGTTCAGTACGATCTGGCTCAGGAATCGTTCACCGCTCGCTACACACACGAAACCATTGCTATGGCTTTCGCCCTGACTGAAGAAGCCGTCGAGGACAACCTCTACGATCGTCTGTCTGGTCGTTACACCAAGGCCTTGGCTCGTTCCATGTCCAACACCAAGCAGGTTAAAGGTGCTTCTGTGCTGAACAACGCATTTACTGCCGGCAACTATGCTGGTGGTGACGGTGTTGCTTTGTGCTCGACTGCTCACCCCACTGCAATGGGCCCCAACTTCGCCAACACGCCTACTGTGCCTGCTGACTTGAACGAGACTTCTCTCGAGCAAGCCATCATCGACATTGCAGCGTTCACAGACGAACGCGGTTTGAAGGTTGCTCTGACAGGTCGCAAGATGATTGTGCCTAAAGAGCTGCAGTTCACTGCAGAACGCCTGATGAAGTCCACTTTGCGTACAAGTACTGCTGACAACGACATCAACGCAATCAAGTCCATGGGCTTGATTCCTGAAGGTTTCGCTGTCAACCACTACCTGACAGACATCAACGCTTGGTTCATTATCACTGATGCTCCAAACGGCTTGAAGATGTTTGAGCGTTCACCAATCAAAACCGCTTTTGAAGGCGACTTTGACACTGGTAACGTGCGCTACAAGGCCCGTGAGCGTTACAGCTTCGGCTGGTCTGACCCACGCGGTATCTACGGTTCGCCCGGCGCGTAATATTTCTTTGGAAATATTTGAGAAGGGGGCCTTGTGCCCCCTTTTTATTTGATGTATATTGTCTTTAATCCGGGCTCATCCGGTGTTCTAACAGTCCCGGCTGACGACATGCAGACAGAACACCCTCACTTGCATGTAAGGATCTATCATGGCAAATACTACTTTCACCGGCCCAGTTCGTTCCCTTAACGGCTTTCAGTCCGTCTCCAAAAGCGCAACCACTGGCGCAGTCACCGTAAATGCTACTTTTGACGCTACCAGTAGCGTCACCAATTTAACGACTACGACGTTTGTTTATCGAAACGAAAACCACCCTACAACCGCAGCTATTAACGCTACGGCCACAGCCACTGCAGCACAAGTTGCAACTGGCTATATCACTTCCACTTCAGCAGCCGCCACGACCATTACGCTGCCAACAGGAACACTGCTTGGTGCTGCCCTTGGAGCGGCCAAAGGCACCGTTATTAACTTGTACATTGACAACACCGCTGGTGCGTCAACTGTGACTATTGCTGTGGCCACCAACGGTATTTTGTCTACCGCTGCTGTGGACACTGCAGGCAGTTTTGGTGATTTGACGATTGCTGCTGGCGCAACCGGCCTTGGCCGTTTCACCATCATGTTCTCCAGCGCCACCGCCTACGTGTTCACCCGTACAGCTTAATTGATCTAGGGGGCCTCGGCCCCCGTTTACAAGGAGATTAATTATGGGTTTTCAATATGACGTAAAAGCGAAAACGATGACGGCTACCGGTGCTACCGGTATTGGCGTCCCGCGCGCGCGTATCAAAGGGGTGTATGCCCTGTTGTCCGCTACCGCTGGCTCCATATCGTTTAAAGACGGCGGCTCTGGGGGCACAGAACTTCTTAAGTTTGACACCCCCGTCAGTACTGCTACAGGCAACATGTATGTCCTCATTCCAAATGACGGCGTTTTGTTTACAGCAGATCCCTATATCACCCTCACAAACGTGACATCCGTTACGTTTTTCTACGGTTAAGGAGTCCATCATGGGACGTGCAGCAAAAATGGCAGATGATCAGTACCAAGGCGAATGTCAGCCCGGTGCTCAAAAGCAAGACATGAGCAAGGGCGGCCCCAAGCAGACCCCACGCAAGAACCACTACCAAGCGCCCAGTGCGTCAGTGTCTCCTCGTGGTGTTGGCCAAGCCCGCAATAAGCCCTGCAAGATGTATTGAGGAGCGGCTATGAAACCCGGTTTGTATGCCAACATCAACGCAAAACAGGACCGTATTAAAGCGGGTTCTGGCGAAAAAATGAGAAAAGTTGGAAGCAAGGGCGCTCCAACTGCCGCTGCTTTTAAGCAGTCAGCAAAAACCGCAAAGAAGCCTAAAAAATGAAATCCGCGGCATGGCAGCGTAAAGAAGGTAAAAACCCTAAGGGCGGCTTGAACGCCAAAGGGCGAGCTTCTGCTAAGGCCCAGGGCATGAACCTGAAACCTCCGCAGCCTGAGGGCGGTAAACGCAAAGACTCCTTTTGTGCCCGCATGGAGGGCATGAAGGAAAAGTTGACCAGTGCGAAGACAGCCAAAGACCCGGATTCGCGCATAAACAAGAGCCTGCGGGCATGGAAATGCTAAATGGACTTGAACACTATTTGGTCAGCGGCGCTGACTCTTATAACTACGCTCATCGGAATAATGATGAAAGAGAAGTTTGCGGAGCTCAAGCGGCTGGACATTCTTCTCAACAAAACACGAGAGGAAATAGCACGTGATTACGTTACTCAAACAGAAATTCAACGCATTACTGACCACATTGACCAGCGCTTCAATCGCCTTGAAGCAAAGATTGACCAACTTATTCAGCAAAGGGGATAGAAAATGAAAAAGATGAAGCGCTACGATGGCGAAGAAGGCTCTATGGTAGGA